GTCTTGCCGGAGCCGGTCGCCCCGAGGAAGAGCACCTCCCCAGCCTCGTAGCCCTTCCAGCTCGAGGCGTTGACCTTGCCGGTGAGGTTGGCCAGCGCCAAGCGAAAGGCGGTGGTGATCTCCCCGGCCTCGACGATGCGTGCCAGGGAGAACGAAAGGTTGGGCATGACGATATCGACACCGTTGACCTGCTCGCCATCGTAGCCGATGGCCCCGCCCAGGTCGGGAGCCAAGGCGGCCGGGTAACGGCCTCTGGTCGAGAGCGACTGGGTGATGTGCTGGGTGCCGCCAGTGGTGTCGAAGGAAAAGGATGGCTCGTCCTCCTCTTCCTGCGTGGATTCCTGGGTCTCGTAACGGGCCACGATCTTCCAGGTGTCGGCGTTGATGCGCTCGGTAATCTCGATGGCCTTGCGGGGCATCCCCGCATGGTAGGTGGGGATTTCCGCCAGCGCCGCCGTCTTCACTTCCTCCTCGTCGGCCGCCTGGCGGACGAGATAGGGGACTTCCGCCGACGACTTGGTTGAGACGACCTCGGTCCGGCCCTGGAAGAGTTCCTCGACAATGGCAGCCATGATCTGCTCCTACTCGAAGGCCAGTTCGCCGCTCTCTTCGAGCTGGCGGGCGATCAGCTTGGTGTTTCGGGCGGTCTCTTCCGAGGCCTTGGCGGTACGCTCCTCGGCGGCCGTCGGCCCGAGTCCCATCCGGTCGGCGGCCTCGGCGGAGAACGAGCCGACCACGTCCACCTTGAGCGCCCGCTCCAGTTCGGGGATGGCCATCCCGAGCGTGTCCTTGAACTCCCCGATGTCGGGCGCAGCCCCGGGTGCCTCGGCAGCGGCGCGCTTGGCCTTGGCCTCGGCCAGGGCAGCGCGCCATTCGTCCTTGGCGGCCTCAAGCTGGGACTGGGCGTCAACGAGGGCGTCGGCGTAGTCGGTCTGCTGCTGAGCGAGCTCCTGGTTGAGCATGTCGCCCATCATCGCCTGGTTCTCGCGCCGCTCGCGATCCCGCTCGGTATAGTTCTGCTTCGAGGCCTCGATGCTGGCGCGCAGGCGCTCGTCCTCGGAGAGGTTGCGCGACTGGACATCCCGGTCGACGGCGGCCTTCCCCGCGGCCACGTCGATGTCCTTGCCGAAGATGCCCTTGAGGTCGAGCCAGCGCTTGGCGAGAAATCCCATGACCTCGTTCCAGGCCTTGGCCATGGAAGTGGTGAGCAGCGTCCAGACCTCCATGATCGCGAAGACCGCATCGGAGGCTCCGACCTTGATGTCCTCCCACACAGCCAGCGCCCCGGCGGCCAGTTCCCATGCCGTCGACGAGTACCAATGCCTGAACTCGATCCAGTAGCTCTTGAGCTTGGCGATTCCGGCCTGCCAGGCGACCTGGAGGGAAAGCCAGAGGATGCGCGCCGCGAGCATCACGTCGCCCGCCGCCAGCGCATCCTTGATGCCCTGGAATGCGTCGAGCGCAAAATCCTTCAGGAAGCCGAATCGTCCGCCCAGCCAGGCGAGCGCCTTGCCGCCGGAGTCCGTGGCCCACAGGATGGCCCCGCCGATCCCGGCGATGGCGGCGACCACCAGGCCGACCGGCGAGAGGATCAGGCCCAGCGCCGTCGAAACGACCGAGGCGAGGACGCCGAAGGCCGTGCCGAGCGCGGAGACGATGCTGCCCAGCGCCACGAAGGCCGCGCCGATGCCAAGAACCACGGCCCCGATCTTGAGCGCGGAGATGACCAGTCCCCGGTTCTCGGAGAGCCACTTCCGAAGCGGGCCGACCAGTTCCGCGACCTTGTCCGCAAGCTCGGTGAGAAGCGGGGCCAGCGCCGAGCCGACGGTGGCCGCGAGGAACCTGAGCGACGCCCGCATCCGATCCATCGCGTCGTTGAGCTTGGCCGCCGCCTTGGCGTCCTCGCCGCTCATGACCAGGCCCAGCTTCCGGGCCTCGGCCCGCGTCTCGGCCATCTCCTCCATCATCGGCAGGAGCGCGGTGCCCGAGCGGCCGAGGATCGCCATCGCGGCGGCCGCCTTCATGGTCGGGTCGCCGATCTCGTTCAGGCGCTTGGCGATGACCGAGAACTGCTCCTCGGGCGAGAGCGCCATGAGCTGTTCGGCGGAGAGCCCGAGCCGGGCCAGCGCGTCGGTCGCCAGCGCCGTCCCGTCGGCCGCGTCGGCGATGGTGCGCTGCATCCGGCGCACACCGTTCTCGACGGATTCCAGGTTCGCGCCCGAGAGCTGCGCCGCATAGCCCAGCTCCGACAGGGACTCGACGCTGATGCCGGTGCGCTTGGACATCTTGTCGAGCTGATCGCCCATGTTGGCGAAACTCTTGGCCGAGGCGAGCAGCGGCGCGACGATGCCTGCGCCCGCCGCCATCATGCCCATGCCGAGGTTGCGCAGTCCCGCGCCGAATGCCTGCAGCCTGCGCGAGGCCGCCTGCAGCCCCTTGACGAGCCGCGAGTCGTTCACCGAAAGCTCGATGAACGCCGCGCCCGCACGGATGCCCGACGAGGATGGCATGGCTCAGTCCCTCCTGGCATCGGGGCCGAGATCAGGCAGTGCGTACCAGCCCTCAGGCAGGTCGGCCACTGCCGGGATCTCCTTCCCGTCCTTGTCCGCCACCCAGACCTTCGCTTGCCGGATCGTCTCGCGCAGGCGCACCGGTTCCCCCGGCGGCACGAGCACCACCCTCGTCGCGCAGCCGAATCCGGTGAAGGAGGCGATCACGAAGATCTCGGCGACGAGCGCCGTCCTCCACCGTTTTCGTAAATGCCTCGCGTATGCCATGTGCAATGATCTCCACGATTACCGGAGCGCACTCGGCGAGCATCGCCCCGAGAAAGCGCCCCAGCGCCGCCGCCAAGGGACTCATTTCGCGCCCGCGTCCTCGCTGGACTTGTCGTTGTCCCGCGCGAACAGCAGGCCGATGGCTGCCGCCAGAGTCGCGCCGAACGCGCCCCAGTTCGCGACCGTCGCCGGATCCTCGTCCAGCAGCGGGACCGCCACCAGGGTGATGCCCGCCGCCACCGCCGCCAGGATGCCGCACGTCGTCGTCTTCCAGCTTCTCATGTCCGTTCTCCCATGGTTTTTTGCCTGTCCACGAACACCGTCTTCAGAATGCCCAAGTCCTTCGTCTTCCCGACCGTCCTTCTCTCCGTCTCGAAGGGGTTGAAGTCGGCAGGCTTGAACGACCTTGTCCGCTTCGGATCGCGGTGCGCGTTGGCGAGCATCGCCAGCACGGCCGCTGTCCTTCCCCAGTCCGCCCGCCCTCGGGACTCCGCCATCAGCAGCAGCTCCCGGAGCGTCAGCGGACCGGGATTCACCCCGGCGATTCCCGCAAGCTGCCAGACGAGCCGCCAGCAATCGATTCCGGACCGGCGATGCCCAGCGCCTCCCCGATTCGCGCCTCCAGCTCCGGGCTGTCCAGTTTCCGCCCGGCCGCGTCCAGCGCCATCGCCTCCCATGCCCGCAGCTTCTCCAGCGCCTTGCGGAGAAGCCGCCGTTTCCCCAAAGGGAAGAAGTCGACGAGCTCCTCCAGCAGCACGGTCGTGGCATGCTCGACCGCGTCGCCCGCCATGGCCCGTCCAAAATCTTCGTCCGGGATGCCTTGGGCGTCGGCCTCGGGCTTGACCAGCGCGTACAGCACGTCGCAGAGCAGCACCGGATCGGCGGCCAGCCGCTCGACCAGCTCGCCGTTCACGACGCCGAGCAGGTCCACGTCGAGGAGCGAGCGCACGCGCTTGATCGCGTCCACGTTCACCGCCACCGTCCAGATGCGGCCCGCATTGTCCTTGAATGTCCTCATTGGCACCTCCCTCAGGCGACCGTGACCCATTGCGGGGCCGTGTCCGAGTAGGTCGGCTTGGCCGTGACCGACACTGCCAGCGCCTCCTCGAGCGGCTCCTTGCGGCTGAAGTTCGTGATCGAGAAGTCCGCCTGGAGCCCCTGCGAGCCGGAGGCCGCGATGTCCCCGTCCATGACCGCGAACCCGATCTTCGCGTTGTCGAAGTAGGCGTCCTTGATGGCCGAGAATCCCGCATCCTCGGTGTCCCAGACCATCTCGAACTCGACGCTGCCATCCTTCAGCGTGCCGATGGTCGCCCGCCAGCCCGCGTTGCCGCGGGTGGTGACGTCCGCCTCGCCGGTCTCGAGGTTGAGGGTCACGTCCTTGACGTTGGTCAGCTCCAGCCAGGAGCCGGAACCGCCCACGCCGCCGATCTTGCAGTACAGTTTCGCGTCCATGCCCAGTCGTATCGCCATCGGAATGCCTCCTTGTCAGCTTTTGACTGAACCGGCCCACATCCTCGGGAGCCGGTCCTTGATCTTCTCAAGCGCGGGCCCCATGAACGGCCGCATGGGATAGCGGCCGCGCCGGTACTGCCCGCCGAACTCGTGCGCCGTGCCCGAGGTTCCCACGACAGCGACGTCCGGGCCGATTACGACCGTCTGTCGCTCCTTCTCCACGGCGAAGAGGATCGCCCGGCGGAGCTGCCCCTTGCGCGTGTGCGGCGGGGTGCCTTCCGGCGACTCGGCCTTGTTGCGCCGGATGCTGCGCCGGGCCGTCATGCGCAGCGCCGCGCCCGCATGGCCCAGGCTCCGGATCGAGCCCGCCCGCGCGGCCCGCACGACCCGCTTGCCATCCATCTTCGTCTTGGCCTTGATCCCGATCATCGCACCACCTTGAAGGTCAGCGTCATCACGCTCGTGAACTGTCTTAGCTCCTGCATGTGCTCCGGCGCGTAGACCGGCACATGCTCGGTCTTTGTCCAGGCGGCCTCCGGCATGCCCGGCAGCCGCTTGCCCCGGAACGATTCGGCGATCTCCCCGACCAGCTCCATGAGCGGATCGAGTTCCGCCGCGTCGCCCTTGGCGAACCGCCTCTGCACCGCGACATCGACCTTGCAGTCGAAGCTCCCCTTGGCCCGCGCCGCCTGCGCGACCTCGATGCCGCGCGGCACCACCGTCACGTGCAGGTCGGCCATCTCCGCCAGGTCGAAGACCGGCTGGTAGTGCCGCACGGCCGTGAACGGCATCGGGAACGCGGCGGCGTTCAGCGCCGCCACGACCGCGTCCGCAACCTTGATCAGCTCAGACGGCATGGAGCACCTCCCGGACAACGTCCCGGCCCATCAGGCAGGGCTTGCGCTCCAGCGTCTCCTTGAGTTCCCGCAGCGCAGTCGACAGGTCGCCCTGCGCCCGGACGCTCCGCGAGGTCAGGTCCACGAGGTTCCGCTCTAGCAGGTCGATCCGCTGGGCCATCCGGCCCTCGCGCTCCTGCGCCGCCTTGCGGTCCGCCTCGCTCGCCGAGGCCAGCCGCCAGACCAGGAACGCCGCCAGCGCGGTGAACCCGCCCTGCATGACCAGGGGAATGAGTTGCGCCTCGCCCATCTATGCGTCCTCCACGGCAATCTGCTTGGTGTGTATCCGCAGCGTCTTCCGGTACGGGTCCGACCAGCGCCAGCACGGCTCGTTGCCGGGGGCCATGACCTCGTGGACATAGGCCCTGTCGCCATCCGCCTCCAGGATGCGGTCGCCCGCCTTCGGCAGGATCGCCGCGCCGCCCAGGGTCAGGGCGGAGGCGGTGACGAGATAGTCACGCGCCTCGACCCGCTCCATCGCGCCGCCGCCCTTGTCGATGCTGAAGACGGTCCGGCCGACCGTGACGGCGATCTCCACGGAGTCCGTTCCCCGGACATAGGCGGCCAGCCGCGTGACATGCGTCTCGCGCATGTCCTCGAGCCAGTCCGATCCCTTTTGGAGAAGGTCGGTCATGGTCGTTCTCCTATTGGCTCAGGCGCGCCCGCACGACGGCGTCCGTGTCGGATGCCGCCTTCACCGACTTGCCGATTTCCTGGTTCGCGCCCGACTCATCATCGGCCTTGGCCACCTGCTCGGCGACGTCCCAGTGGACGCGGGTTCCGGCCGCGATGGCCGTGCCCGCGCCGGTCGCCTTCGGGAAGTCGAACAGGCCGGTCACGGCCAGCGCCCCGAGCTTGCCCGTCTTGATGTCGAGCTTGGCGACTCCCACGAGTTCGCCCTGGACGACCACGTCGCCCGCGTTCACGTCCGCGCCCGGGGTGTAGTCCACCGCGTCGCCCGTCTGGATGTATCTCGCGCTCATGTCATCTCTCCTTCTGGCTTATGCCTCGCCCTTGAACTTGGTCATGCCCCGGTAGTCCTGCTCGCGGACGCCCAGGTCGAAATAGACCCGGAACTTGATGCCGAGCGTGTCGAAGTCGGTCTCGCCCTGCTCGACCGTCGGCACCCGGCGGCCCTTCAGGTAGCCGATCTCGAAGGTGTCCACGACCGCCGGGTCGGCGAACAGATACCAGGCCTTCGCCGAGGCCCCGGAGTAGTTGGCGTTCGAGAGGTAGGGGCTCGTCACCACCTCCAGGTCCTCGTCCGCCAGCGCGTTGTAGGTCGGGATGCGCGCCTTGTTCGCCAGGCCGGTGGCGAACCAGAAGGTCGAGTTGAGCAGCTCCCGCGCCGTCATCTTCAGCGGGGTCGGCACCAGCAGGAACTTTGGGTTCACGTTGATCGGCTGGCTGTCGGCGTCGGTCTGGTCGAGGAACATCTGGATCGCCAGCGCCAGCGACTCGGCCGCGAGCGCCGTGTCCGCCCCCTCGCGCCAGTTCCGGTGGTCGGCATGGAACAGCGCCTTGCCGTCGCCCTGCACAGGGTTGGTCAGCAGCCGCGTGAAGAAGAGCTGGTCGATCTTCCGCGCCGCCCGTGCGCCCATCCCCTCGGGCACCTTCATGAACGCGTTGAGGTCGTCGTTGTAGATCATCTCGCGGGTCAGCGCGAAGATCTTGCCGAAGGTCCCGAGCTGGTTGGTCGCCTTCTCCTCCTTGAGCCCGCCATGCTTGAGCTCCCCGTCCGGGGCCACCGGCTCGAGGTCGCCCACGTCGGTCAGGCGGTAGCGCTCTGACTCCTTGAAGTCGTTCAGCTCGCCCTCGGAGCAGAGCCGCGTCGCCACGATGGGCTGGGCGTCGAACGCCTTGAGCAGCTTCTTGTTGGCCACGTTGTTCAGGATGCCCGGCAGCGACACCGTCGAGAACCCCGCCCGGATGGTGTCGTTGCAGAACGTCCGGGGGACGGTCTTGCCCTCCATCTCGGCGCACTCGGCCAGCAGCACCTGGAGGCTGATCTCCCGGTTGGCATGCGCGCTCTCGACGACCTGCTCGCCGTAGTCCTTCACGAGCGACTGGTCGGCAATCCCCGCCCGCAGGCAGAGCGCCGCCTCCAGCGTGCGCCGGTCGAAGTCCGCGCCCTTGTCGGCCCGGCGGACGACATGCACGTCCGCCTGCGGCCGGTTCTCCCGCATCGCCTTGAGCACCTTCTGCGAGGCCTCCTCCACGCTCCAGCCCAAGCGGATGGCGTCCCGCTCGATGCGCGGGAACTCCCCGCCGCAGATCTCCTGCACCGCCGAGACGCGTTCGCGCTCGGTGCGGACCGCCGTCTGCGCCTCCTCGCGGGCCTGGATCACCGCCTCGGCGGCACTCGGCCTGGCCTCGACCGGCGGCTTGCCCAGCCCCGTCTGCGTGCCGCGCGCGGGCACGTCGCCGCCCGGCTTGCCGTCGCCTTCGGCCTCGTACATCGCCTTCAGGTTCGCGGCCTGTTCCTCGGACAGGCCCGCGAGCTCGAAGCCCTTCGCCTTGATCCACTGCTCGAACTCCATCGTCATGACCTCCATGTTGCTGTTGCCTGCAATGGCCGGGACGCGCCCGGCCTCGACTTTCGCCATCGTCGCGTCGTCCGCGCCGAGCGCCACGAAACTCACTTCACCCAGCTTCGCCTGGCGGATCATGTAGACCGGCCCGGCGAACTCCTTGCCGTTGGCGGCCGCTATCTTGCCTTCCGGCACGAAGACGACCTTCCTCACCGCCGCTCCGATGCTCGCCTGCCAGGGGAAGCCGTTGTCGGACGCGCCCACCACCTCCTGCGCCGCGCTGCCCACGCCGGAGACCACCCCGGCCACGGTGAGCGCGCCGCTCTCGACGCCGACCGCGTCGGTGTGCCCGACGATCCGGCCCGTGTCGTGATCCATCAGGATCGGACGCGAACGCTTGCCGACCGCCAATCCCGCCAAGTCCACGACTACCGGGTGCGGCCAGCCCGCCAGCGTCATCGCCCCGCCCGTGTAGGCGGTCATGCCGAAGCGCCGAAGCGTCTTGCCGTCGGCCGCCGTCGCGGCCTCGACCTTCACACCGCCGGGCTCCGCCCGGATGAAGAACCCGCCGGGCACGTTGCGCAGTCTATTCATCTTCCGTCGTCTCCTCGGTTGGATTCTGCTCCCGGGGCGAACCGCTCTGTTGCTTGTCGCCGCCCGCCGGTAGCCCCAGTTCCATCATCAGCCCCAGCTCCTTCGCCCGCTGGCGCAACTCCATCTCCCAGTCCTTGCCCTGCCGGGCGAACTCGTGCGCCAGCGTGGTGGTGTGGTTGCGCAGCCGCGTCTCCTGCGCGCTGGCTTCCTTGGCCGGATCGACATGCTCGAAACCGTCCCAGAACCACTGGTGCGGGGGCATCGCGCGGAGCAGGTCGAGGTTCCGGGCCAGGACCGCGTACTCGCGCAACCAGGCCGCCAGCAGACGATCCAGGATGCGCGCCGCCATGAACGCCTGGTCGACGCGGATGGACTTGAAATAGGTCTGGTGGTCGAGGCGGCCCGACGCATAGTTGTAGCCGGATGAGTTGCCCGCCGCGATGTTGAAGGGCATGTTCAGGCAGCGGGCGATCTCGTTGAGGATTTCCTTCTTGAACTCGGCATAGGTCGTCGCCGGTTGCTTGGGCTCGACCTGGCTCATCTTCCAGCCGCCGGGCATGGTCATGAGCATGTTGCGCTCGAGTTCGATCAGGTCCATCGGCTCGACCGCGTCCGCCTCGCCGTTGGCCGGGGCGTCGGTGTAGAGGATGCCCGCGAAGTCGGCCGCCGCCTCGGCCGCTGAAAGCACCGCCAGCGTGAACCGCCGCAGTTGCGCAAAGAGCGGCAGCGCTGGCGTGATCTCCGGGATGCCCCGGTGCTGCCCCGGACGGTCCTGCCGAAAAACGTGAATCATCGCCGCCGCCGGAACGGTCGTGAAGTCGTCGAACGCGATCCGGTTCGGCCCGCCGGGATGATCCTTCATCACCCGGTAGGCCACCGGGTTGCCATGGTAGTCGAGGACGACGCCGTCGATCTCGTGCTCGTCCAGGACATGCCGCAGCGGACTCGTGACCTGGTCGGCCTCGACCAGCTGCAAATCAACCTGCACCGCATGCTCGATGGCAGGGTTGAACGCCAGGATCGCAAACGACTCGCCGTCCTGCGCCCGCGCCATCCGCATGGTGCGCAGCTTCTCGGCCAGGCCGGTCGCCTGCTCCCAGAGATGGAACTCGGTCTCGACCTGGTGGTTCAGCGCCGGATCGGATGAAAGCATCTGCAAGCGGGGCCCCGTG